GCAGTAGTAACAACGGTAGAAGATTCTTGGACTCTTACTCTAATTGTTGAAATATCAATATTCTTATTCGGAAGAACGAATGGACCAGATAGAGTTGACAGATCAGCAACAAAAGTATTTGTTACACGCTTACCTTCGATCAATTCTACATCAAAACTAAAACCAGGATTGCTTGTTTCCAATGTAACAAGACCAGAATAATAGTCTTGCTTTGGATAAAAAGTGTAAGTGTTCTTTACTGTCTTAGCAGTAAATGGAGTATCTCGTGTTAATGTTAAACTGGTTCCAGTATAACCTGATGGCGGATCAATTTGTAGAGTAATGTTTGCTCGCGCAGATCTTCTTGATGCGCCTGTGTAACCAAGAGTTTTAGCAATAGATGCGACCGAGTTTCTCTTTACCGCACTATCAATAAACATTTCATTCGCTTGAAGGTGAGCAAGGGTGGCATTATAGTGAGTGTTGTATGCCAGAATATCAATCAACATAGAAAGAGCAGAACCGTCGAAGTTGTAATCCTGAAATTCTTCTTGCGATTGCAAGTAAGTCTTTAGATTTTGTTTGATCGCATCGAAATCTAGTTCCGCTACATTTAGTTGTGTCATCTTATCTACTTCTTCTTAGAATTGTTGAAAATGTTACAGGATCATTAACACCTATCACATAAAAATAAATTGTCACTTTAAATGCGTTGTCGTCAAAAAGCGGAACTACATCAACTTGCTGCGATCTTACTCTTGGTTCATACTTGTTGATCAAAAGTTCTAGGCGCAATTTCAATGAGTTTGCTGTGATCATGTCAATATTTTCAAACATCATTCCATACACAGGAGAACCGAGTTTCGGTTGGAATGGGCGCTCATAATAATTAGTTAAGATTAAAGTCTTGAGTGCTTGCTTTACGGCATTAACATCATACTTCCTCGCGACGTCACCCGTAATTGGATGCGCCGCGAAGGACAGATCTAGATCTGAGTATATTCTGTTTACTTGCTTCGTGCTCATATGCTTATTTATATGTTACCACGGGATAAACCTACCTTTACTTAAGAATATTGTTTGACTTCCGCTTTGACGGCAAGTTCCGTTTGCGCTACCGCTTCTCTTTTGCCCGTTCCATAGAACATAACCAATATGCAACCATGCAGTAGATCCGTTCGCAGTCTCTAGCAGAATTTGGTCGCAGCGTGGCAGAGATGTTGCTACGAAGTTTGCGATCTCAACCATCTTTTGTTTATTTGAAGCATACTGCGGCCACTGCAAGTCAACTGCAGCATATCTGTGCGCCGACATGGTGTCGTGTCTAAATCCAGAGTTAATTCTGAACCCAGGATACTTCTCGCGCAGAGGTTCGAGAATGTTAAGAGCAAGGCATCTGTAGTTCTGAATAATTTCCCACTTGTTGTTTTTGCCTTTTGGATAGGCAATAAACTGCGATAGACTTCTAGTCGGGAAGAAGTCTTTCAATCTGTAATTATCTGACAGAACAATATCACCGTTAATCTTGTTTCCGCCAAGTGCTGGTAATGGTTGTTTAGTCTTGTAGTATTTGTCGCATCCAGCAATAGCAGGAGGGACTGTGCCGAAGTCTCCGACCTGTTCTCCACCTGTGCCCGAACCTGAATCTGGTCCAAGTGGATTGGATGCATCATTTGGACTTACGCAATCTGCGGAACCGCTATCTGGTGAATCTGGAACGTCATTATCAGTAGTATCCGACGACCCTTGGTTACCTCCACCTACACCACCAGCAGATCCACCAACATATTGCGACTTTCCTGCGACAGACTTACTGACTGGTTTTTCGACAGTCTTGGTATTTGACAACGGAGCAGCAACAGCACAAACTGCCTCTGCTGCTGCAACAGGAGTAGTAACAGTTGCGGTTGTATTACCCTTGATGTTAGTGGTATCATCAGGCGAGTTATGAGTTCCCTTGAGGTTTGTTGTTCCTGCATTCAGGGTTGTGATATTTGCAGTTGTAACATCAATTGTGGTGGTGTCAATCGGCGAAGAAGTAACAAGAGGTGCCTTGAGACTGATATTACCAACGCCCTCAACATTTACTCCTGCGCCCGATTTAATTTCAGTCGCTGCACCAGACTTAGACTTAATACTTGCATCAGTGCAGGTGTTCATATCGCCATTCGAGTGATTGAAGAATGCACCAGCAGATTTAATATGAGTATCCGACTTAGAAGTGAGATTCAACCCGCCTTCTGTTGTCAAGTTAAATTTACCCGCAGCGTCTGTAGTAAAGTTGCCCTTCGCGTCGATGTCAATGTCACCAACATTCTCGAGTGACATCAATCCGCCATTTCTCGCGTAGATACCTTCGCCAACAGACAGTGATAAACGACCACCGATATTGACATCAATATCATTGTGAATATCCATCGAAACTCGACCATGCATAGTCAAGTTTGTATCGCTCATAATAATAACATTACAATTACCTGCAACGTGAACGTTGGCAACACCTTCAATTAAGATATATCCGTCTTTGTCCAAAATGGTATATCCATCACCGACAATCTTGTTTACTTGCGTTCCGTCTGGTCCAGTTTCCGTAAAGGTTCCTGAACGGTGAGCAAAGTTTAGACGTTCTGAACCAGGAGTGTCATCAATTTCAAGTGCGTGCCCTGCCTCTGATCCGAATACTTTATTGTATGGATATTGTGCATTGTATGGCGATTCTGGTTGTGCCCAAGTTGCACCGTTTCTACCCGCAGTTGGAACTTCGCGTTTTCTATTTGCATTTCTTGCTGCGGGAGATGCACCTGCGCTAAGAGTTTCTCTGTTACCAGCAGAAGTCTTTGGACTTGCACCAACTTGCGGCGAGTTTACACCCGTTGCCAGCGGATTGGTATCTGGTTTATTTACAGAAGATCTTAATGGATATACTTTATTAGGATCCTTGAACCCCTTGGAATCATCTTGCATTGAAGCAGGAACTACATCAGCATTTGATGGTTGGTTATTCGCCCTGAACGTTTCAGTAGAGTTTTCTTTATTTACTTCTTCTTCAGACGCAGCATTCTTAACCTGCGTGGAAGGAGGATCAGTAACATCAGTTTCCTCAGTTTTAGTTTCTAGAACAACCTTTTCTTGGGTCTTTTCTTTAGTCCTTGTAGTTCCATCTGCGCTGACAGTTTCAACTGTTGTTGTTTTAGTTCCATCTGGATTCACAGCAACAGTAGTTGTTATGCTGTTACCAGCAGCATCATAGATCGTTGTGGCAACGGGATCGACAATATTAAGTTGTTTTTTGATTGGCGCGATGTCAGTTGCAAACGAGGAAACAATTTGTTGTTTTGCTGACTGCAGAATTTGATATTTTTCTTGTGGTCCAACAATTTTCGCTGCTTGAATTGCTTTGTCTAATTGCGCCGATAAACTGTCAATAGAAACTGGCATAGAGATAGCAATTTCTGCACCAGCATACAAAATCCTACCAGAAATATTTGTTCCAACTGCCTTATATTCTATGGTAAGTTTGTCGATCGTATTCTCGACCAACGTAGCACCACCTTCTACTGGTACTGCTTCAGGAATATCTGGTTTTGCTGTGCTTACCTCTAGAGGTGTTTCTGCAATAGAATTCCAACCAATATCATACCAATACTTGGAAGTAATTCCGTTGGTATCTTTCTTGATAATTCCCTTAGAATATGCTGCGGCAGTATCATAATTTACGCACAGTGATACAGAAAGCAATCCAGTAATTACTTTAGGATCAGTGCTGTCAGAAATAATTCTGGCAGTATAAAGAAGATTGTAAATAAACTTCAAGTAACTATAAGCAATTTGATCCTGATAATATCCCGAAAGCAGAATATCTGTGCCAGTAGTAATTTGATTGTTTATCGAAACTCCTTCGAGTTTATTTGTTATGAAATAATACTGAGCATTATTTTTTGCTTCAATTTTTGCTTCGGCAAAATCAATCAGGGGATTCTGTTCTTTAGCATACTCGAAATATGATTTTCTGTTTTCGAGTTTTTCTGGTCCCTCTGGATGATCAACTAATATCTTGTTGATATATTCTCTTGCACTACTACCCAACCAACTAGCGTCGATTAACTGGTTGATGGTGAAACGATAGGCACCATATTCACCTTTGTCGTGAACCTTTGAGAATACGTCCTGCGCGCCAGCAACAGGATATTGTTTGGCAATTGCCTCTTGACATGCCTTCAATAGTGAAGTAATATTGTCTGCTGTTAGTGGACCGATGCCTTCTTCGAATGGACCAGAATTTGTTTCATAAGTTATATTTGCCATGTTAGATCCTCTTACGCCAGTCCGTATTTCTTTTTATAATGAGCAAATTTGTTTATTCTATCGGAAAGTCCGTTCACCCCACCATTAACTGCTCTGGTAACTTTTTCAATATCACCCCATTGATTTCTTGGTCCAATATTTCTTGCGTTACCTTTGGCAAAAAACCAAACAACCGCAGCAGCGCCTGCCTCTTTCAATTGTAATAGTTCTGGAGTGCTGATTAGATCTTTACTGATATAATTTCCGCACGCTCTGTAGTTTGCACGCCCTGTAATTTGAATGTATCCACGACCCATGTATTTCTTACCATCTCCTGGTTGGTTGTTACCCAGATCTCTTCTACCTTCGTAACCGCTCTGCGCTTTGGTTGGACCCCAAATTTCTTTAAAGAACCTAAAGTTTCCGCTTTCATGCGCACATTGCGCCATGATTGCTGCCTTTGCCATTTTACCCCAATTCTTCAAATTCTTTGGACCATTCGCCTCAAGATATTGCTCAAGATAACTTTCATAATCTTTTGCATTACCAGAAGGTTCAACGAAATCACCCTTTACTCCACCTGTTCCTGAACCTACTGCACTATCGTTCGCGCCACCAGATCCATCTTCGGGAGTGCAATCATTTGATGCCAAACCACCAGGAATAGAACCTACTGTTCCAAAGAACATGGGATGTTGACCATTCTCACCATCTGCAAAAAACCCAACAACCCAAGAACCTTCTACTGCGCCAGTCGGCGACCAACCAACACCAGATGAACCTGCTGAATTAGCTGGCATTACTGGCATCGCCCAAGGTAGATTTTCAGTTGGAAGTAATTCTAGATCTGCCGTATGATACCCAAGGATTCTAACTTTACATCTTCCTAATCTCAATGGATCATTTCTGTCTTCAACTGCTCCGAACCACCAATAAAAATTTGGGTTATTATTCGAAATAAGATTGTCCATATTATTGCGTCGCTCCTGCATCTTCTGTAACATCATATAACGGGAATGGATATGAGTCTTTTGCGATTTCAACAAACATCTTATGCGATAATGGAGTGATTTGATGGTGAATCGCGGTGATCATATACAACCCAGAAATCAGCAGATCCCAAATAAATGGTTCCGCAGTGTTTTCTGGTTTTTCCCCTACTGATGGATAATAAAATTTAATAAGTTTACCGATTTCAATATCAGTTCTTCCTGGAACAGTCAATTGAATTCTCATTGTCGTTAGATCCAGTAAAGAACTAGTTCTTTGCGACACGAATGTTTCAGGATGGAGATCTACGGAATCTTCGGTAGAATCAAGCACCCCTGGATTTACTGTTGAAACGAACATCTTGCCTTCGCCAGATCTCATAACATTTATTGGGAACAGCATGTTATATTTTTTATCTTTATCCAAAGAAAACTTAGAGTCCTTGGAAATCTTGTAGTCTTCCATGTGATTAATTTCATTAAAATTGAATCCATGATCATATGTGTACGCCGTGTATTCTTTCTTCACCATATCAAAACTAAAGACTGTGCTGGCAAAGTGACCGAGATCTTGACTTTGAAGAATATCTAAGTTAGTTAAGAATTGAATTGCCTCGACCGTAGAGTATCCCTTGCTAAGTGCAGAGGTTGTTTGTAAATTGTCTAGATTTGGATGATAGACATAATCCGCAAAAATATCATTTGCTTCTAGTTGAGAAACAATTAAACTTTCAATAGAGGTGAAATAAAACGCTTTAGTTGATTCAAAAAACAAGAATGTTGGTGACTTTAAGTTTGCACCAAGAGATCTTTTTGCCAACCAATTCATGCAATGGATTGGACTCCACATGGGAGGAACGAATGTAATATATGACTGGTGCGGCGTATCCGAAATAAACAGTGGAGTATTTTTTTCACTCTTTTCTTGAAAAGATGCGGGATCTTTTGTCGTAACAATTCTTGGGAGCGAAAGATAATCGGAGAAAATCTTATCTGCAAGTTCGTCTGTAGTTCCAGTAAACTTCTCACACACTCTTAGAATGTTATCCGCGGACGCCTCAACAGAACAGAAGAACAGTTGATAATATTGTTCTCTATCGTTGTTTAATTTTCTATCCTTGATTGCATAAACTGCAAATGATTTATGGATTTTATTGAAAAAATCATCTTGTGCTGGAACTTCCTGGAATGGAGTTCTAACATTAATCGTAAGGATTTCATCTCCAAGGATCGGGGTTCTGCCAATCAAATTGGTGGCATCTCTGATGACTACGCTGCCATGTAGAGTCGGGGAAAAGATATCCTCGTATAAATTCAATTCAACAAAGAATGGTTTAAGATCCAGCGCAACTCCAGTAACCGTGTTAATGAATATTTCATCAATGATCACATCTCCTGGTTTTTGCAAACCACCAGATGCCAGATCTTTGTTGTTGGATGCTGCTTTATCAGTCGGGGTATCTACCATAATTAACTACCAATTAATGTCATATAATTTGTTACAAATTCCGTTAAATATTTTGGTTCGAGAATGTTTATTTCGCGTTTAGCATCATTGAGTTCTTCTTCGTACTGAATATTTGTTACTTCTTCAATATCACCATTTGCTAGATCCGCAGCATCATAATCAACAATTAATTTGCTGTCATCGGAAGTTCTATAATGGTGTGTTTCATAGATACCTGTTTCGCCATACTTTTTCTTAGCAAAAGAAAGCAAATCTGAATTGCTCATTGGCCATTCTTTTCTGACATCAACAATATCATTTATCGTGAGAATAACCCAGTGATAATCTGGTCTCTTGTAATACTTATCAGCAACTTGCTCGACAGTAAATCCGTCTGGTACTGTGATTGTTTGTAAGAATACAAGGTTTTTACCAAATCTATTGAGTGAAATTCTGCGGAAAATATCAGTAACAATTGTGCTTGCGCCTGGAGTTATTGTTGTTACTTGCAATTTAGGATACATAGAAAATAGCATTAGAATCCTCCAACGATTCTGTCGGTTGTAAGTGTTTCCAATTCAGTAAACTGCATTCTAATAACTGCTTCGGTTGGGCAACCATTTGCGAATGTAGTAAAACCTTCCGATCCATAGTCAACAGTCATGTCCGTCAACGCACAGTTTGAGATCTTTCGCACGAAATTATTTTCAGCACCTTTGTGATAGTAAATAATGAGAAACTCCGATGGATATGTTAGGAATAATCCTGTTTGACTTTTGGTTGGATGCATGTGCTTCAAAAATGTTTCGATGATTCCTGGTTGCTCTTTTCTATTATCAGGATTTCCGAAAACTTGGATCGCTTCATTTTCGGTTCTTGGAGCAAATCTATAATCAAATCCAAACTTTCTGAATCCCATAGAACGAAACAGTTGTTCTTTATATGGGTTTTCAACTTTCTTGGATGTTGCTTGAATTACGTTATCAAGCGAATCAAATCCTGCGACGCCTGCAATCTTACCAAGTTTTCTTAGAGCGTAATCACCCAATTCACCACCACCTGTTGCCAGTTTTTCAAAATCAACACCGCCGCCGCTATTCATGAAACTGTCAGCAGACATCTTACCTGACGCAACAGCGCCAACTAATCCACCAAGATCTGCAGTTTCCCAGTTTGCACTGTAACCATGCGTCACACGATCAGTGACGTGAAGAACAATTTCAGCATCACCAAATACCAGTCTTTGCTCACCAGCGACTGCCGACATTCCTATTCCAGTTGCTCCACCAATGGCACCACCTACTACGCCTCCAGCAACACCTCCGAGAGCTGCTGCGCCCTTCTCAACAAAGATCTTAGACAGCATCGCTTTAACCCCGAGCGATCCACCAGTTGGTGTTTTTGATGACCCTGTTTGCTGCCCACCATTCTTCAATAGATTTGCGCCGATATTGGCACCTGCTGCTGCACCAATTGTGGCACCAATTATTGCGCCCGCAGTTCCAGCGGCCGCATCACCATTTTCTGGGTCTGCGCGATTCTGATCGGATTGATCAAAAACAACACCTTTCCCTGAAGATAGAAGATTCTTTCCAAGGTCTGTCCCTTCTCTAACTAGAGGATAGAAGACAACATAATGCGGTAATTCTTGCGATCCAACATCAGTAGGATACCGCAAACTAATAGTGGTATTATCCGTCTGTAGCGGATCCGCGTTTTGAGAAATAAATTTATCTCTATTAAATCTGCTCTCTTTTTTTGGATCTGGTGCTTTTGTTGGAGCCGCAGGTGCGGTTGTTCCAGGAGCAGGAGTTTGAGTTGGTGGCGCAGGTGCTTGGGTTGCCATCTTCGAATAAATATCCTATTAAACAGAGATTATTGGAATATTTATATGGGTTACGGTAAAGATACATTGAAAGGTGTGTATAAAATACAGAATCCCAAAAAATACATAGGTAATCCGAACAATATTATTTATCGCTCCAGTTGGGAATTGAAGTTTATGAAGTGGTGCGATAACAATCCAAATATATTGGAGTGGGGATCTGAAGAGTTACCCATTCCTTATGTTTCTCCTTTAGATAATCGTGTGCACAGATATTTCGTGGATTTTTATATCAAGGTTCAAGAAAAAAGTGGTGTTGTAAAGAAGTATCTAGTGGAGGTGAAACCGCAGAAGTTTACACAAGAACCCAAGATTCCTACTAGGAAAACAAAGAAGTTCCTTCAGGAAGTTATGCAATGGGGTGTAAACCAAGCAAAGTGGAAATTTGCTACTGAATTTTGTGAAGATAGAGGATGGAAATTCATTATCCTGACTGAGAAAGAGTTGGGTATCACTAATAAATAACAAGGAGAATTTCTATGGCAAAGGCAAAATCGGGCGGTGGTTCGAACAAGGGACAAAAGGTTTCCTTTACGAGTCAGAAAAAGGGTAAGACCACAATTGGTAATAACCCTGCATCAATTAAGTTTTCCACAATGAACAAGCGCAAACGTGCGAACTATAAAGCATACAGAGGACAAGGTAGATAATTGGCAAATCCGTTTCAGAGACTTCGCGCCAAGGCAGGCGATGGACAAAAGTCCATGGATTGGTATATGAACAACGTGAAAAACCTCGTTGGCGCGAGGTTGTCTCAGAGTAGCGTAATGAAATCAGATATTGGAGAATTAAAAACCAATATCGAAATCGGTTCAATGTATCTCTATTTCTACGATCCTAAGTTGAAGGACGAGTTACCGTTTTACGATACATTCCCGTTGGTTTTGCCATTCGGTCCTGCGCCAGGAGGATTTTATGGAATTAACCTTCACTATCTACCGTACATGATCAGAGCGCAAGTTCTCGGAGAATTGCTGGATTATAAAACAACAAAGACGTATTCAGAAACAACTAAACTGAGAATGTCGTATAACCTATTGAACAATCTGAAGAATGCTAATGAAGTCAAACCTTGCATCAAGCATTATTTGTCTAATCATGTAAATTCACAATTCATGAAAATTAATCCTGAAGACTGGCAAGCAGCAATCTTTCTGCCGATCGAAAGTTTCGTTGGTGCCACGAAGGAGCAAGTATTCAGAGATTCTAGGAGCAAATTCTAATGGCGATTAAAGCAGCGCACGGTTTCCAAGATTTCCTTTCTCAAGTAAAAGGTATCTCTGGTAAAAATGGAGACTTTGCAAGATCAAATAGATTCGAAGCAGTGTTTTCACTACCTAGTTGTATGTCTTCCCACAGAGTTTCAGGAGGCGAAACATCAAGACTGATTTCTTTATTCGTCGAAGATGCAATCATTCCAGGGACTTTAGTTGGAACGAGACCATTTAGAATCAATAATTTGAACGAACAAAGAGCAAATGTTATTGATTTTGGCGGCGACTCAATTAGTTTTACATTCCTAATCGATACTACATGGTCTGCTAAAGATTTCTTCGGTGATTGGATGCGTAACATGATTGACCCTGTGTCGAGATATGTTATCTATCCAGCAGAATATTATTCTACCATTGACCTGTATGCGTTAAATAGCAGAGACGAAAGAATTGTTCACTGGAAAATAATCGACGCATTCCCAAGATCGGTCGCCCCCGTATCAGTATCAAGCACCAATGCACAGGTTCTTCGTTTGCCTGTGACATTTGCATACAAGAAATGGCAGGTAATCAGCGCGTATACTCCTGCTGGAACAGAATACAGCACAACAAGTCAAGATCCAACGACAATCGATCCAGAATTTGGTTATGATGAATCAGCAAACTTCGGTGAAGATTTTGATGGGCAAGAACTTACATTTGACGACGCATCAGGCGACTTGACTGAATTTGAAGATACTTAAAATTAATGGAGTAAATTATGGCATTACCTACAATAGCAGTACCAACATTTGACGTTGAAGTATATTCTGCACAAAAGACTTTTACTTTCAGACCGTTCCTGGTTAAAGAAGAAAAGATCCTAATCCTTGCCGCTGAATCTGGCAATAAAGAAGATATGATTCGAGCGATGCAACAAGTAGTTTCTTCTTGTTGTTCCGAAGATATTGATGTGAAGAAACTACCATTCTTCGATCTACAAAATATCTTTATCAAATTACGTTCGCAATCAATCGGTAAAGATTCTGAATTCAATTTGATTTGCGGTGAGTGTGGACACAAGACACCAACTATCCTAGATCTTGAAACAATTGAGTTACAAAGACATCCAGAGCATACTAATAAAATTATGTTAACTGGCGACATCGGTGTATTGATGAAGTATCCGACAGCGGAAGTTTTATCAAATAAAGATCTACCAATGTTTGATCTTGTTGTTTCGTGCGTTGATAAAATCTTTACCGCTGATGAAGTGCATGATGCGTCAGATGAAGGGACAGAAGAAATTGGTAATTTCATTGATGGTTTGACGACTGAACAATTTGATAAGATCGTTGAGTTTTTCTTAACTTCGCCAAAGATTTTCCATAAGATTGAATATACTTGCCCGAAGTGCGAAACAGAAAACAATGTATTGATCGACGGTGTAGAAAATTTTTTCGGATAACCCTTTCTCATGATAATTTGATGAATTTCTATAAAATCAATTTTATTTTGATGCATGAGCATAAATATAGTTTGACCGAATTAGAGAATATGATGCCGTGGGAAAGGGAAGTTTATATTGGGATGTTAATTACCCATCTTAAAAAGAAAGCAGAGACCCAGGAATAATGGAAGAGCAGCAACAGAAAAAAGCAAGAGGCATTGGAAAAGAAAGTCAACTTTCTTCGATTGCTGCTGCAATTAATCTAGGATCGCAGACTGAAGCAAGTCCCGAGTCCACTAAAACCATGATCTCTACATTCGTCAAGCATTTTGATACAAATGCCCTGGATATCATCAGAGAGATGGATGACAATCAAGAAGATCTCATTAAGAAAATGGTTGATGAGATTACTAAACTTCAAACCAAGAATATGCAAGAATTCGAAAAGGCAATCGGAAAGATTGTTGGTATTTCGAAGGATATGATGAATTCAAATAACCCCAAATTGCAACAACTTGGTTTGCAGATGCAAGATCAGGCAAAACAAGAACTGATCAAATCTTCGGGGTATACGCTCGAGGGCCC